AAGCCCCGAGAGCATCATTGATTATGGATTCCCATGAAATCTCAAAGATGCGGCCATATTTCTTGATGGTGTGCTCGTATTTCCCCTCTGTGCGAGAGCTGCCCGGGAATTCTGCCTTTTCAGCAACCTCCTCAAGGTGCTCGTCGCCGCCGGTCATGGAGAAAAGTTTAGCTGCCTTGAAGTCAACGTTGTTCTTCTTCCTGCCGATTGCCCGGTAGACCGGCGTGGTTGCCTTGTAACTCGCCAGGAGGGAGCGGTCAAGCGTGTCCGCAAACAGGAGAGGGAAGTCAGAGGTCGTCATTGCCTCTTTGATCAGGAATTCCCGCCTGTGCTTGGGTAGCCCGGTATTAGTGATCAGGTCGATGGTTTCCTTGAGCCTGCGCTCGTAATCGGGCAGTTTCTGCGCTTTATGCGCTTCCTCATACCCGTTCCAGTCTTCCATTATCTGTAAAAGTTCAGCCATATATAATTACCTCCAGTTATTTAAGGTACCCGGATTGTTTTAACGTAGACCGTGCAGGCCACGTCACCGGAAACAGTCGCACGGAAGATTCTCAGTTTGCCGCCAGCCAAGATAGTAGCGTTGTCGGTATAGATGTTGGCTGCCCTGACAATTGCCCCGGCCCCCTTGTTATTGAGGCTCATGTTGTCAGACAGCCAGGTTGCGTTGTCAGTGCCATTGCAAAGTTGTAAAGCGCTGGCCGCTGAATCAGAGGCGGTTGTGCCTTTAATGAACCATGCGTCGATGATCTGTTCTTTATAAGTAAAGGTAGTGTCAATGGCGTTGGTAGCGCCGGTCGGCACGGTGATCATGTGTAAAAGCGAGATTCCGCCGATTGCGTCACCGCTGGCCACATCCTTGGCAATTGTGCCGTCAATTGAATTAGGATTGATCTTGACGAGCGTGACGGCGCTGGACGCAATGTCCTCCGCTATAATCGTGCCGTCGAGTATCTTGGCCCCAGTAACAGCGTCGGCTGCCAGGTTGGTGGTCCCGACAGTCCCGGCGCCCAGGGTGCCCGAAGAGCCGGGGGACTGGACATGCAATACATCGATATTGGCGCTCGATCCCGCCGTAACGGTGCCCATCGCAATACCGAAGAAGTAGTAAGACGAGTTGTCGGAAATGCCATCCAAGGAGTCATCATAGAAAAGTGTGTCGCCTACTGCCACGCCCCCGGAAGTATCCGTGACGTTACAGGTGGCGACAAAGTTCCCGAAGTTTACCGTAGTATAAGTCGATGCGTTACCGCCTTCACCTTCGTCGGTCTCGGCGATGCCGGTCGCATATCCATACCTTACAGGGTCTCCGCTTTCGGGAGAGGTGGGATCGGTCACGACGACCGAGAGCTTGGTGCCCGGGTCGTACTTGATGTTGCTGGCCCCAAAAGGAGTCTTGGCACACGCCGGCAATATCAGCAGCGCAACCAGCATAAAAATTAAAAAGATGCTGAATTTAGTCCTCAATGTTTTACCTCCTGATTCTTTTCGAGAAATTACCGCCCTGCGGCAGCTATCTCGGCCTTTTCCTTGGTCATGCCTGTCTTTACGAAGGATTCCACAAGAGCTTCATGGTCCTTCTGTGTAGGAGCAGTCGGCCCCATACCCTTGACCTTGCCGGATTCCGCCAGTTTGGAGATGTACTCCACTTCAGCCTTGATGGCTTCGTTCAGACCATCGGCGGAAGTGGCTTCCTTGAACTGAGCGGTAAGTTTGGCCTTGGCGGCGTCGGGGAGCTGAGCTTTAGCGATCGTCTCGGTGATGATGACTTGCGCTGCGGCGACAGCTTTGACCTTTTCCGCTTCGGTTAGCCTGCCTTTCAGATCGGTGTTTTCCGTGGTTAATTTGTCGTTGGCCTCTTTCAAGGCCTTGTTTTCGGTCTCTAAATCCATTTTGTGTTTTACCTCCTGGTTCTTTTTGGATTCCGTTATTGATTCGCACTCGGTTTTAATGGCCTCCACAAGATCGGGCCTGACCTCTTTCAAAGTGTCCAGGCTGATAATCAGGACGTCCATGACTTCGGAGTTACTCTCTGTCAGGCCGGCCCTTCCGCCGGCGCCTGGCTCGGTAACGAAGTCCACGGAGCGCCCTCTGATCAACCCTTCGACGTAGAAGGTGTCAACCTCACTGATCTTTTGCTTCGACCCTTTGCCGATTGCGTTTATAGACGTGCCCAGCTGGTCAAGGTTGCCCGCTTCAAGAAGGTTCTGGGCCATCTCTTTAAACCAGCCGGCGTGAATATGGGCCTCGCCAATGGCGTTGCCCTGCGGGGAAATTGAAGTGTTCTTTAAAGTGGCTACCCAATCCCGGATGTCCCTTTCTGGGCGCTGTTTCTCTTCGTCCGGGGTTGGATGGTTGGCATACATCTTGGTGTTCTCGAAAACCGTGGCCGCATCTTTAACCGCCCCTTCTGAGTAGAACCTTCCTTTGCCGGCGTTGAAACCAGGCTGGATTATCCTTACGGGGAGGATTCCTTTGGAGAGAAGGTCAGCCGTGGCCTCGGTGATCTTCATGGATTCATTTATATAGTCCCGGACCTCAACCTCTTTCACCCACTTCGGGATGTCGGAGACGTTGAGTTTTTTATATTCTGCGCGGATCCGGCGCTTGGCCTCCGGCAGTGTGCTCTCGTTGAGTGTTACCTTCTGGCCCCGGTATCCTCCGGGGGAAAGGAAAGCAGTAGCTTTATCGAGCTGCGCTTTGGTGACTTTTTTAACAGGGTCTTCCCAAAGCCTTAATTTCCACTCAGAGGGATTGCCTTCAGAAATAGCAAAGGCTTCGGCTGTAAATTCATAGCCGTCTTCGTTCTTAATTGTTTTCAGCCACGATATGCAGTCCTCGCATTCCTGTATGGCGTTTTTGACCGATTCCTCTGCAGGCTTTTCACTGGCGAGAAGTTCCTGGCAGATCGACATAATCTTCTTTATCCGGTCGGCGTCAACGGCTGCATTCCTTTTGCCGACTTCCTGGATAAGGTCAGCATATTTTGCCCGGAGAGATTCGATCGGGATAAAAATTGTTTTTCTAATAACCTTCTGCGGCTCACCAAATGTGACCTTGCCGTCCACAATCGCATAACTGCAGCCGTAATTTACATCGTTGTATGAATAAACAATCCGGTCGTCCCAGATTTCCTCAACCCACGGCCCCATGGTTGTCGTTGTACGCGGGTATTTTTCAGCCAGGGCGCTGCGGAGGAGGTTGTTAAGGTCAGTCTGAGAGAAATCAGACTCCTTCGTCACCCACTCGCCCTGTTTGTTTTTCTCAAACTTGTTCTTTACAGCGGCCCAGGCCGTAGCGCTGGCCTTCCCCTCATCGTCGTATTCCTTGATTGCGTTATTAAAGGCAGCCAGGTAGATATTCTGACCATCTTGCGGGAGAACCTTTACGTTATTGGGAAGCTCGCTTGTTTTCGAATAAGGCATTGTTACCTCCTGATTTGGAGTAATAAAAAAGGCCTCCGGAGAGGCCTGGATATTTCTCAAGTTATAAATTAGTGCACGGCGAAACAGACGCAGAAAACCAATACGCTCACTGTGACAACAATTATTAATATGAGTTGAGTGTTCGTCATTTCAAATTCGCCGGGGCCACGGCGCAGGTGCATCCCGGATGGATATCGTCTTCAGGCGTGGGGAACTCTTGATCTACCGGGATAATCCCCACATTTGCATTAGCGATACAATCTTCACAGTTGCCTTCCTGCCCGCCTGAGCCTAAAATCCATTCTTTGCCCTCGATTCCCATTGTTTTCATGCGGTCGACAGCAGAAGAGCGAAGGGCTTTCCCGGTCTCCGTCTTGGCAATCAAGTCCGCCCTGGTCTTAGACATGTTATCGAATTCGTTTTTTATCAGGCGGGAGAGTTCATCGAGGTTCTTTTTATCGCCAATGGACTTCGAAATCACATCAGCGAGTCGCGCTTTGGTCTCATCGTCCATCTTGGTGACCAATTTGGCACAGTGTTTGCTTGACCATTCAATAGCCTGTTTGATGGGCGGTCCTTCGTACTGTATCGGAATGCCCATCTTGGTCTTTCCCCAGGTCATTATCTGAGTCCAACCCGCTATATAAATGGGAGCGATATTGGAATTCACCCTGTAAAGAAGGTCAGTTTTAAAAGCGTTTACCAGGGCGTCCAGCCAGTCGTCGTCTTCTTCATCGAATACCGAAGGCCGGGTGACCTCTTTTACTTCACCTTCTACCTTTATAAAGGCTAGGGAGTCATCAACAAATCTATTCTTCTTCATTTTTCCTCAAGGTGGAGGACTGTGACACCGCCAGATTTGCTTTGCCCCGTGACCTTATAGGCTGTCCCTTTCTTTAAAATGACTTCCTTCTGCGCAGCCCATACCTTGTGAGAAACCGCCTCAATATCCACAGCCGTCTTCGATTGTATTTTAAACAGTACAGATTTGCCTTTCGAGCCTTGCGTGAAGGCTTTTGCCTGTGTTAAATCCTTTGAGGCGCTGGAGTGGGATTTCATCTCGATTGTCTTGGAGTTGACAATACTATCAAAGGATTCGTCATCGAGGTTATTTAATCCTCTGTAGACAGTCCCTTCGTAACTGCCGTCCTTATTTAAGGCGCTGTCAAATTTGGCGAGCGCTCCCTTAGCCTGCTGCGGAGTTAAATCCTCCAATGGCTCTCCGGCCTGGTAAGCCCGCAAATCGTAAGCGTCCCCGGCTTGCCAGGAATGAATGACCGACTTTTCATCTTCCGTTACACTATCAGCCCATTCCTTGCCGGACTTCCCACCGGACCGCCCTGAAGAATCATCTTCAGATTTACCGCTTACTTTCGGTGTGTCCTTCGCAGACCCGGCAGACTTATCTGTCCCTTTGGGAGCAGCCTTTGCACTCCCTGATCTTCCTCCACCTGATCTCCCACTTCCTCCCCCGCTACTGCCTCCGCCTCCACCCGTCCCGCTGCCACCGACTTCACCGGGTCTTCCTGCCTGCCCGAAGTTCCCCGATCCAGGTCCGCCTTCTTTAACATTCTTATAATACAGCTCGGCCAGCTTGTGATACGGAAAGGCTTTTTCGAGGGTATCAAAATACTCGGCCATGCTCTTCTTCAGAGCGTCAACATACTTACTATTTGCGCTTATGCTTGCCGGGAGTTTCTTTTCCAGTATCCGGATGATCTGATCGATTTCCTTTATTAGCATTTTTACAATCACAGGCCTTTTGTATAAGCCCGCCCTCTCTTTCGATTATCCCGGTGTCATTACACTTTTTGCATGTCATGTTGCAATACCTCTTTAAATCCCTGGAGCGCTTTGATTAACCGCGCCTCCGTAGTTGGGTTTTCGGTTTTCTTTTCAAGCTCCACCATAATCATGTCGATATTGTTCAGCCCTATATTGATCAGCGCTTGCCGCTGTACCTCGCTGGAATCTGCGAATTGAGGGAAGGTCGAGCAGGCTGTCTGGATCGCCGCAAGTGCTGCCTGGATGTCTGCCGGAGCGATCTCAGGGAAGTCCAGGTCGACACGCTCTTTAGAATCATCCCCTTTGCAATCCAAAATGACATTAAAGATGTCCTCATAAGCGTCCGCCCACATCTTTTGAAGGGAGGAAAATTGCTTTAAAAGGGGCAGTTCAACGGTCTTGGCCGTAGCCAGGTTCCCGGTAGCGATATCCCCAAAATATTGCTCCGGGAGTCCCAGGGCAGCGCAGATCATGAGCTTTATCATGCGCCCGTCTTTCTCGGCATTAAAAGCTCCTGTGTCTGTCTTGATCGGTTCGAGATTGGCGCCTGCATTCTCAATACGGGTTGATGCAGGGTTTGGCAATGTGCCATCCTGTGCGGCCTTAGCCGCCGCCACAACTAAAGAGCCGCCTGTCCGCTTGTCTTTCCATGCGTAGCGAGCGAGGGCCCTGACTATGGCAATCCGTGCGGCCAGGAACTTACGGTACTCGTCGATCCAGTCTAAAGCCCGCAGTAAAAGCGAGTTGCCCCTTTGCCCGATCGTATTGAAGGATAAATGGTAGACTACAACATTGCTTTCAGTTGCCTTTATAAACTGCCCGCCTATATCCTCCACGCCTTCATCTTTCAGGTTGAGATGAGAACAGTAAATCGAGTTATGGGTATGCCCGTGGGCATCGGCCCATACCCTTCTGTAATATTTGGGGTTTTCGATATCTTCCGGGTCTGTGATGATCTCCTGGATTTCAAGGGGATCGATCCACCTTATAATCGGATTCTCTGCGATGAAAATGGCAAAGAATACTTCCCCGTCGACAAGGAGTTTGTCGGAGGATTTTCTCTGACCCATTGAGGAAAGCACGGAACGGTTGAGCGGGTTGCGCCAGAAATCGTCTATTATTCCCTGGACTTTCGTATCTTTACATTGATAGGAGATGCCCGACCCGAACGTGTAATCAGTCCACAACCTTATGGCCTGCCCTGCCAACGGATCGAGCGCCCAGTACCTCCGGCACCTCCATGTTAACCAAGGACGCATGGACGGCATGATATCCACGCAGTTATTGGCGGAAGAGCCGAACTTCAGCCATCCGTTATCTTCCAGTGACAGTTGCTTTTCAACGCTGGCAATAGCCTCTTTGACCAACTGGCCTATCTCTTGCGGCTCTAAATCAATTTCATCGATCATAATGATAATTCCTGCTCGATTTCAGTTGCGACGTCATCAACAATAATCTGCGTGTATTCGCCGCCCACTACAAAATACCTTCTTGAGTCCATGCCGTGTGACCATTGGTGTGTCGTTTTGTCCGTGAGCTTGCCGTTCTTGTCAGGGATATAGCGAAAGTTCCTTTGCTCCTTAATGCAATTAATGCTCCGCTTTGTCCAGTGCTGTTTGAATTGCCTTACCTTTTGGTGCCCGAATTCAACGCTCCCCGGCCCTTTAATGCAGGGTTTAATGTTGAATCCGTATTCGTGTATTTCATCTATTGATTTCGGCTCCGAGGAGTCGGCAAAAATCTCATCATAATGCTTCTGGACTCCCAGGTCGTTCATCAGATTTGCAATATCAGGGTTGGTCAGGCCTTTTTCATAGATCAGCTCATCTGAGTAGAGGTCCTGCCCGATAACAACGTTCTTTGTCAGGACAGTAAAATCAGTTGTATAGCCAAAATCAAGCCCGTATCCGGACGGCCCTTTTGGCAGCTCGTCCACCTGGTCGAAGTAGGGGTAAACCAATCCCTCGACCTTACCGATCCTGCCCAGTCCGTAGACATTCCACCAGTTCGGGTCATTTTTGTTAGACTCGATGTTTTTTACAACTTCTTCAGGAAGGACTTGGAGCGCATCTATGTAAGTAGAGTGGATGTATTCGTTTTCGGGTTTGTTTAAGAGGTATTCATGCGCCCAGAATTCCCCCACGGGATTCCAGTCAAGAAAGGTGAATAGCCGGGTCCTGACATCCAGTTCCCTGTAAGCTTCATAGGCCACGTTATTGGCCTCGTTGATAAAGAGGATGTCACGCCGGCCACCGCGCATCTTGGAAGGTTCGTCAGCCGGGAAGAACTCTATCGTGCCCAGGCCGAACTTATAAATACACTCGGTCTTATTGTAAAGCTTATCGTTGAAGTCTTCCCCCAGGATGTTCTTGAAATCCCGGATGCAACCTCGTTTTAAATGAGGGAGGGATTCTGATACTATCGAGATTAATAGTTTCCGCTTGGTATGCTGTGCAATTAAAATAAGGAGCTGGAGGATCGAGTACGTCTTGGAAGAGGCGGTGCCACCTTCATTTGCTGCACGCCGGATGCCCTTACTTCTATTAAGGAACGCCTCGGCATTCCGTTCATAAACATTGGTTGTGTTAATGTCCACATCTACTCAGTCCCTTTGCCCTTAACAATGGCCTCTGTAAGTCGCTTACCCTTCTCCGTGGTCACCGTAACATTGATGGCCGGGGCAACGTTCTGGTCAGGGTTTTCACCGAAGGCCAGACGCCCGGCTTTCTGGAAGTCGTTAAGGGCCTTGCCCAGTTCCTTAATACTGTCATTGCGATCCTCAATCCATTCGATTGTCTCTTTGAGGCCTTTGTCCTTCGGCCTCTCGGTTACAATGGCAGCCAAAACCTCGTTGATTAACTGTATGCCTTTGCGTGAGGCGTTGAGGCATTCGCTATCAAATTGTGCGGACTCGCTGGCCATGATCTCCGATTTCTTTTCTGATCGGAGGGATTGGACCTTATTTTGGAAGAGCTTGCGGGCTTCCTGCCAACCTTCCTTTGCGGCATGCCGTTTCAGGATGTCATGGTTAACCTTAAACTTCTTGGCCAGGGCAGGGTAAGTGGTGACCGGCCCTTCAACGAATGCGTTTTTAATCTTTGTCCAGTCTGTTTTCATGGTGTCCTTTGGTGACCTTTTTAGTGGTTGGCGGTGACTTTTTGAATCTAAGAGCGGTGTCTTTTTGTGGAAATAAAAAAGGCCCGCCTGTTTCAGCGAGCCTGTATTTCTTAAGTTATAAAGACTTTAAGGTCCGGTCTCCGGGGGTAATGGACATGGACGGAAGCCCCAGTAATTGACTTCACAAACCTGCCAACCAGCGTCATGTTCACGCCGGTAAAAAACGGTAGCACTTAAAGACGTATTTACTATCTCTTCAGCAAGACGGTTGTCGATGCGGCGAATTTCTCCAGGGACACTCTTGCATTTCTTGACGAAGGTTCCCATAATGTCTTCAATGTGCACGTTCCTAAGCGTCCTAGTATACAATTGACCAAAATCAGGTAGTGGAATTATTCCCCGCCCGTCATCTGCAGCAAGCTTCCTTACTTCTTCGACAAAAGGCTCTATGCGTTCGCCTATAATGATAATGTCTGTTAAATTACTCATCACATGCCATTAATAAAAAAAGCGCTCGTCCTTTCGGTGAACGCAAGAATTGAATTTAACTAATAATACAAGGGCTGGGAACGTGTGTCAAGTTTTAGATGATGCGTTAGCTTCCCGTGTAAAGAGGCCACTATCGTCACGGCCTTTGATGTGCTGCTCGACATATTCCTTATTCAGAAACCGTCTCATCCGGGTGATGATCCCCTCGTTATAGCAAAGCTTCGACCCTCGATAACCGGTATCCTTGCAGACTTTGCAGCAATCCCGCAGGATGCAGTTATTGATCAGATCCCGCTGCATGCTGCTCACCTGATTTGACCGGCAGAGATGCAGTACCATTGAGTCGGTCATGCCTGGCAACGCATCGGCCCAGCTTGTCTTCTTGGATAACGAGACGATTGCCCGGTCGATGTCAGACTTCCAGATCAGCGCCGTTTCCAATGGGTTTTTACGTCCGGCTGATTTGCAGAAGTCGCCCATCTCTTCCGGGGTAATCTTGCCCCACATGATATCCATGTAATGCGTCAGGACGAACTTGATCAGGCCGTTGGAGTAGCTTTCAATCATAGGTACCTCCACAAAGATCAAGAATAATCTTACTCATTAACTTCCTTCTCTATTTGCTCCATACATTTGGGGCATTGGTAACGATGTGCAGAGGTCATTTCGTCTTCCTTGCCATTTCTTTCTTGTGTCGGTAGTCGTCAGTGCCCACGCAGGCAGCCCCCACGACGTCCAGCATGCTCAGGGTATACTTGAAAGGTGACGAGCAACCGGTTACACACGGGTTGCCATCCGAAGGGCGGCTCGATTCGACCATGGTCCCGACATAAAAGTTGCGGTTGAGCTGCTCCACCCAGTCGTAAAGTTCGTCACACTCATTTTTTAACCCGCAGCCCTCACAATCGTTGCCCTGCTGATCGCTGCAAGCGCCCTGCCAGGCGCGAAACGATTCCCACTCGCTGTCGGTGAGCACGGTCGTCGAATAATCGAGCTGCCCGCCATGCCGTATCAGGTTGATTTTCTTCTCAAGGCCGGGGTCTTCACGCTTGCCCTGTGATTTTTGCCACATCAAAAAGCTGAAAAGGCGCTCACCCAAAGGCCTGACCATAGTCCCCGCTTTACTTTTCATTTTTACTCTCCTTTCGTTCCTGATAATGCTTCAGCCGCCCCGGGGTTTGCCGCATCAGCCAGGCGATCTCATTAAGCCGTTCCCATCCCACACATGCAGCGGGAGTTTCTTTTCGTTCTTCACCTTCTCGGCGGCTTTGTCCAGGTCGTCAGGCATGATCGCCCCTGTATTTATCGATAGTTTCAACCAGTCTGGTCAGTCGCTCCGAGACGCTACGCATACCATCGAGAGTTTTATAATCTATGATCTCTTTCAGAGCATCAATTTCGCTGGATACCCTACCGGTATCCAGCCACCCGTCCGAGTTTGAATCCCATTTAATCCCGAGCTTGGCCAGCCGTTCCTCAAACTTCTTCAATTGGTATTCCCTGTTTGCGTATTGATTTTCTTTGGCTCTACAAGCCTCGTATACCTGGCGGACATGGCCTCTGATGAAATGCCCCAACTCCCCTTTCTCCCTGGCTTTCTCGGTTTCTTCTCGCATTTCCTGCAGCCGGTCCTTTGGCTCAGTAGTATGGATTTCATTCATATTCGCCACGATCTTAGACCGGCTCATTAGTGCATAAATTAACAGGCCGTTGAGTTTGTTTATGTCCGGGGTTAAACGCTCGGCCTTGCGCTTGGCATGAAGCTTATCTTTTGAAACCCAGATCAACCCAATCTGCTGGGGCAAATCCACTCCCCTGATCAGCCCGGCAGGACAGACGAAGTAAAAGAGATGACAAAGCCCAAGGTACCCAGTCCACTTCTGGTCCTGTTCGAAATCCGCCCGGCTACATTTGATCTCATATCCGATTGTAGTCAACGGCGAATAAGTGCGCCTCAAAACCCAGGCATCCAGTTTAAGCAAGTCCCTGGCGCCCCATGTCTCGCCGTTCTTGCACTCAGGAATGAACACATCACGAGCATGCCATTCCGCCAGCAGATTTTTAATCTGTGCGCTGTCAATACCATTGAGATGTAATATTCCTTTTTCTTTAACTACTTTTTGAGGCATGCCACTCCTTCGCCTGGTAATCGTATTTCTGCCCGGAGTTCAACCTTTGCATCGTATCCTTGATCATCTCCAGAAACTTCCCGGGGCCGCCGTATTCATCGATTGCCCGATGGGCATCGTCCATGGCCGCCTGCATGTCGTCACCCTCTCCAACCTTACATCCTGTCTTCCGCTCCGTAGCGTGCCACTTCCCCTCGAACTCGTGGGCGAAAAGCTCGATGTCAATCGATCCGAACTGAAAAATCTCGGGCGGATATATCTTTGGATTGTCCTTTGATAGAGGCGTTTGCTCATCGTGATGGATTCTGACAAAGTAATTACCGCTATTGTTCATTCAACACTCCCGATATGTATTCCCTTCGCATGGCATTCATCAGCCCAGCTTCGCCAGCATAATTTGATCTTCAAGGCCTCCAGTATTTCCGCTTTCAACTGAGGGTCCCACTGCCGCCCATCTATCACGCCATGGTGGTAAGCGCAAGAGTGTGCCACGTTTCTGGGGTCGTGGATCATTTTCTCGGCCTCACCGTTCCGCCCGCCAATGCCACGGTGGACGATATGCGCAAACTGCAGCCCCCGCCAGTCCAGCCGGACACACCCATCAACTTCGCACCAGTTGCCGGAGCGGCGCCGAACCTCGATCATGGTCGATTCAGGGACTTTGCTCATTTACTCTCCCTCAAACCACTAAACCATCGGCAATTCATGGCCTCCCTGTCCTGTCGGAATCCCTTTTTACACAATGCCGTCGTATCCCGGTTCCAGCACTTCAAACAGATCCCGTTTACGATAGGTTTCTTTTTCACCTGTGCACCATATGCCCGAATTTTCCCCTTACAAATTTGTCCGGGTCGTTCGTGGTTTTATGCCCGTTGCCGTTTGATTTATTGCCGTGGGGGTTTTTCTGATCTTTACGCTCCCAGATCAGTATTGCAGCGTAATCTGATTTGTATTTGTAGCCGTGAGCTGCCTTGCTCAAAGAAAATGCCTCGATCCGTTCATTAGCCCCAGCTTCACCGAATTGCTCAATCAGTTTCTCCGTTTCCCCTGCCGTTAAAAAAACACCCTCCCGTACCTCGGATTTCTTTTCTTTGGTATTTTCTTTTTCCTTTTCAGATTCAGATTCGGATTCTCGATTCGGATTCTCGAATACGGGAACATCTGATATCATCTGATTTCCGTTGCCATCTGGTGCTGGATATTTGCTGCGTTTCGCCCGTACTTGCTGGTGCTTATCCCAGGAACATACTTGGACAAAGTCCTTGTCCTCAGCCTGGTATGTTCGCACCATGCCTACAGCGGCCAGCTTCTTCAAATAACCATCCACCATGGCGTCGGATACCTTTGATAACATCAATGGAAAGCACCGGGCCCGTAGCACCGAAGCCCTGCCATCCATGCGCCCGTAATCGTCGCAATTCACGAGCAACCGGTAGAAAAATATCTCCTCCATGGGGGCGAGCTGCGCAATATCCCCCGACGTGCAGATCGACTCTTTAATGATTCTGTTTGGCATTCCAGTCCTTCTCAAGTTGATAGCCGGCCGCTTCCTTGGTTGGGTAGTGCTCTTTAGAGGCGTTCCAGCCGGCGCCGTAGCCCCGGTACCCGCCACCCACCAGTTCAATGAGCTTCACAACTACGCCGATGTGCTCAACCCTTCCTTCGACATAAACCTTCCACTGTCCGTGCATGCCTTTTTCTATCCTCATTTGGTCTCCTTCCTGATCAGTGAACTTTCCTTCACCCCCAGCAGTCGTGCCACCGTGCGCGGCTCTGCCGGTACCGCGCTCAAACTCATGCTCTCCAGGTCGATGTATGCGCCCATCCATGCCAGCTCGCCCTGGACCAGCCGCTCCACAAACTGCAGCACCAGAGAGGCCATGGCCTGGTTGATCACCGGGCTCTGGCTTTCCCGCTGGGCGCAGTCGAGTTTTTCCTTTGCCGGTATCAGCAAGCCCGGCAACTGGATTGAAGGCAAGGGCAGGCAGAAGGCTTTACCGTCGTGGAAATAGCCGGTCTGCGAGTTGCCGATCAGCACCTGGCCGGAGTGCTCACTGTTGCCGGAGTCGATCCACCAGTCGCCCTGCCTCTCCCAAGTTTTCAATTTAGCAATACGGCAGCGCGCCGCGGAATTGTCGACGCAGCCGATGATGGTCTCCGAAAAGTGCCAGCCTGTGGCCTCACCGGTAAATGGTTGGACAGAGTAGGCGATCTCCCGCCCGTAAACCCTGCAAAGCCTCTCTGCCAACGCCTGGCTCTTAAACTTGCCCAGGTCGCCCGGGTGAAAATTCTGCCGCCTCAAATTGTGCTCCTCCACAACGTCATGGTCCTGCAGGCAGATCTTGAAATCACCCGGCAGCAGCCGGCAGAGCCCCTCGGCCACGAAACCACCGGTCCCGCCGCAGCCGACCACCCGCAAGCTCCGGCTCATCATGCGCAATTTATACATCGTCGTCCTCCGCTATCGGGCAGGGCCCGTCGAAGACGTCCTCAAAATGCACTTCCTGGAAATATCCGTAGACCCCGACCCTAAGCCTGATCCCCGGCACCCCCCGCAGTCTCCCGACCACACCGTAAAGCCTGAAGCCCTGCTCGTCCCTGTTATCGGTAGCGGAGAAGAACGGGCGCATATTGCCATGGGAATGCAGGTCAAGCACCACGTTATCCAGCGTCTGGTATTCGACCCCGGATTCCGTGACCGTTTGTTCCGGCTGCCACAGGTGGTAGCCGTCCTCCCAGGTGAAAGCCAGGTACCTCTCCCTGTCCGGCTCAGCCAGACAAGCGTTTAAAGCCAGGTTAAACAGCGCCAGCGGGACCTTGCCGTGGACCAGTGTCATCATTGGTTCCACGGGTTCCAGGCCCCTGACCTTTGCCCAGGCCACCGGGACCTGCGCCCTGATAAACCTCCCATCGCTTTGCACAAAGAGCCCGTTGCCGGTCATGTGGTAGTTATAAATCCCGTGCCGTGGGACTGTTGCCTTGCCGTGAACAAAATACCCGATCATCTCATCAAATCCCCCACCGTCCCGAATTTCACCAGGTCCTCAAGCGGATAAGCCTTCTTGCCGTCCAGCCACTTCCAAAGTCCGGTCACGTCCTTGGGGAACTTGTGCGACCTGCCGCCCAAATGTGCGGTCGCGCTGAAGAAGCTCATAAAAAACGACTCCACGATGCCGCTCACAGGGTACTTGTGGCTGCCCGGGCAGGTCTGGCCGTCTTGGAACACGTTGCACAGCGGGGCGTGGTAAACCGGGTCGCTTTCCTTGGCCGGCTTTTTCTTCGCCGCATATACCGCCGGAGGCTTCCCCGGCGTGCACAGGAAGATCAACCCCGGCAACGGGATCGTGTATCGTAGCGGCTCCTTCAAGCTCAGTTGCAACGTTACCTTCCTGATGCGCGGGGCCTCCCAGATTGCCGTCAGCGGGCCTGCCTTCGTATTGGCAAACCACAAAGCATTGGTCGGCAGCAGCCCCGAGCTGAACTGCAACTCGCTGGCCAGGGCTTTGGCCACGTCGACCGCCGATACCATGCGCACAGAGTTCTCCTCGCCAAACTCCGTCAGCTCGACCGATTCCTTGTGAAAATCCAGCCTCAATTTCAAGGGGTCTTCCTGGAGCTTCAACTTCTCCGGGAGCGCCCACCGCTCGTCCTTCATATTTCCTCCTCAAGAATTTCCATCAATTTCTTTCCCACCGGCTTCTTCTTTTCCTGCATCAAAATAAAATCCACCAACTCGGTGAAGCGCGAGGTGTCCCCCTCGATCCACTTCCTGAAGGCCTCCATCCGTTTGTCCATGGCCTCGACCTGCGGCCATTCACTGGCAAAGCCGTCCACCCGCTCCCACTCAATCTCCTCGCCACATTCCTCGTAATCCTGGTGCGGGCGGTCCATCTGGCATAAGCCCGTGCTCCACGTTATATACTCGGCCCAGTCGGCGGCGCCCTCGTATTGAGTGCCCTTTAACAGCCGCCTTACGACGTCCGGCTCCCAGCCACGCGTCGAGGCCTCACGCACGCCTCCGATATGGCAGCCAACCTCAGCCTTTACCGCCGGTATCTTCAGCAGGATATCCTTGCCCAGCTTGGCCTCCCAAACCTCGTAGAGCGCCGCCTTCAAATCACCCTCATCGTAAAACTCCGGTGGAGAGGTTATCAGCATCACGAGCTGGACCGTGTCGCAGTACCTGCCGAAGGCATGCCAGCAGTCAAACTCGATGCCCTGGAAGAATACGGGTATGCCCTCGACAATGTTTTGTATGCTCGGCTCGATGTCGACGAGTTGGAACTTGTACTTGTCGTGGAACAACTTCAGGAACAGCGCCGCTTTCTGCCTGCTGTTAAGGTTGTCGAACTCCCTTTCCTTGCCGGGCAGGTAGTCATGCACCAGCCCGATGAACTTGAACAGAGAGTCGTTGAACAGCAGGCAGATATCCGAAACTGCAGGCGGCCCGGCCGGTACGTCCATCAAAGCTAAAAGCGCAATCATTCCATCCTGCCCAGCGCATTAACGGCGCTTTGCGTTGCCTTTACATAGCCCTCGGCCTCCGCCCTGGCCAGGTTGAGCGCTTTCTTGTCGACCAGGTCAAAGTTGATCTTGCCCTTCCTGTCCGTGACCCGGTTGACCAGCTCGATGATCTTCAAATGTTTGGCCGGCACTTTCCTCAGGGCCTCGATGATCTCTGTGTTCATTTTTCCAGCATCCACAAAGCAATTGTCAGGGAAAATACCATGCCCAAAATTAACACTAACAATGAATAAGCCAGCAAGATAAACCATCCTGCCTGTATAAATCGGCTGATAAAAATAATCGCCATGACCAGTATTGCGATCACCAGCAGGTTTTTGACCAGTGTGCCTGACCTGTTCATTTCAGCCCGAACCTCGCCCTTAGCCTCTGGATTACCGACAGGTCATCCTCGGTTTTCTCAGTGCCCGGGCCGGTGAACCTCGGCGCGGTTCCGTGGTGCAAGTTGCCACCTTTACCACCGGGCCTGCTGTAATGGTTGCACGCTTGGCGGCGCAGCTTCCTCTTGCGCTTCGATTCCTTAATGTGCATTGACGGCCTCCACCCTTGATAACAGATAGCAACCCCTTATACCCGCCAGCCAGATCACAGCGGTGTGACCCTCAAGTATTTCCGCCTTTGACTGTGTGACAGAATGCACCTTCTCCCCCAGGTCCAAAGTAACGATCACCTTCGTGCCGATCGGGTATTTGGAATTCCACTCGTCACAATCCCTTTGCGTTCCGGCTGGCGACCTGACCGCCCCCTTCGTCCCGACGCGCTTTTTGAATGTAAAGGTCTCATCGTCGCCCTTCTTGCCCTTGATTACCTCGGCGTTGTTAAGCTCAGGGAAGAATTCCGAGTACATCTTCCTCACATCGTCCGGAGTCATCCCCTCATCCGAGTCCTCGTATTCCTTGCCTTCGTAAATAAATATCCTCTTTGCCATGATTTCCTCCTTATTTTTCAGCCTCTTCCAAAAGCATCCGCAGCGGCACGCTGCCCAGGTCGCAGGGCACTACCTTTATGAAGGGGACCTGTCCCTCCGGCCCGATCGCCACGCGCACGCCGTCCGGCAGCTCGGTTAAAATCACTTTGCGCAGTTTCTTCCTGGCCTGCTCTTTAAGTTCAGACAGGCTAACCTTCTCCAGCGGCTTTTCAGGCTTTAAAGTTTCTTCTTTCTCATCGGCCGCTGATTTTTCTTCATCTTCATCAAGCGGATCTTCATAGTCCAGCACTTGCCCGGTTTCCGGGTCCACCCTGACATCCGAATTGCCGCCAAGGGGAACACCTTTAGCAGCTGGTAAGGCTTTCGTTCCCTCTTTCTCCAGCGGGATCTGCTCCTTCGGCGGATCCAGCTTCTGCTGCGTGGGAGGCTTCAAAATGTCCTTGATCGCTCGGTCCAGGTCGGCCACGCTCCAGTTGCGGTCCCTGATCTTGCCGGCGAGCTCAACCATCTTCTCCACCTTGCCGGCCAGTTGGAGCAATGTGCGCCCGTGGGTGGGAGATATTTCTTGAGTTATAACCTTGCGCTGCACTTCCACCGGCAGGTCCAGCAGCCTCAAGGTATTGGCGATCTCGCCCTGGCTGACGCCGTGCTGCCTGCCCAGCTCCTCCTGTGATATCTTGAAGCTGTCCAGGTATTTTTTGTAGAACTGCGCCAGCTCGATCTGGTTGAGGTCCTGCCGCACTGTGTTGGCTTCCATAACCAAATCGGCCATCTGCTTGTCCGTCAGGTCTTTGACGACCACGTCCATCATGTCGTAGTTGCGGTCGCCATTGTTGGCCAGCCATTTAAACCCGGCCAGCCTGAGCCAGCCGTCGCCCATCTCCAGCCGGTTGTCCTTACGCCGGCAAATGGGTATCTGCAAAAGCCCGTGCGCCTTGATAGAGTCGGCGAACTTCTTGGCGGTGAGCATGTCGATGTTGATGCGGCTCTCCGGCTGCCACGGGTTGGGTAAAATGCCGTTAATGCTTACTTTCTGGATTACTTCTACTGTCAAATTATTTTCTCCTTCACCTTCCGATCTTCAGCCTGCAGCTCCTTTAAATACACCTGTAATTTGTAAAGCTTGAATTCTGTGACGAATATTCTTTTCTTTACCGCTTCAATGCGTCTCTCCAAGGCTGTCAATTTAATCCTTCGTACTCGTTGTGGGCTTCGTTACTGCGTTCCTTCCATCCCCTGATCATGCGGCGGCAGCCGTCGAAGTTGAAGGAGCGCTCCTCGCCAATCGACTCGAAGTAGACCTGGGCGTATTGCTTGACATGGTTGATCTTTATGATCAATCCGTGATGATATTTGTAGTCCCAGACGTCCATGCCTTCTTCCACCGGGGAATCGTCCTTCTTGCCCACCAGGCTATCCAGGAAGCCAGTGGCTTTTTTGGTGATGGTTGCGATGGCGCCTGGCTTATGCTGATCTATACCCGCCTGGATATTTTTAATTGTCTCCTCCGGCAAGCCAGCCGTATCCGTGGACGCAGGAGGCGGTGGAGCTGCAATATCAGGTTTCTCCACCACCGGGCTGTCCTGTTGTTTGTTATCGGGGTTCTTGTGGCGTTTGGCCATATGGACGCCCAGACCCTGGACGTTCTTGCACTTTTTCTTGCACACGGGACATCGCAGGTCGTCCTTCGTTTCCTTATTCTTCCCGGTCCCCCGGAGTCGCTCTGATCTCGCTGCTTTCAAACCCTTATTCTCCTCACCGTTGGGGTTTTTCGGGCAGAAGCGCTCGTGCGCCTTGCAGCTCCTCGATGAAGGCAATCCCTCCGTGCAGTAATCACACAGCCACTTACCTTCCACCGGCTCCTTCTGCTTCCAGACTTTCTTCGTGGGCTTTTCAGCCAGGTCGGTGAGCTCCCTATCCAGCTTGTTGACCGCCACATCCAGAGCACCATCCAACGGCGTTTTGGGGAGCGGCTTCCACTCCACAGGGTAATGTAAAGTAATACTCACGTCAGCTGAACATTCGTCCGGTATCGGTATCGTCACCTGTCTCATTAAAATTTCCCTCCGCTTTGATTTAATACCAATTCAAATTGGTCCTGTAACATCTGGCCGTCGGCGTGCTCGCCCAGCACTTCCGTGGCCCATTCGTCCCAGGGGCAGTTCGTCCTCCAGCACCCCCCCCCGTACCGAACGAGCGTCACCAGCCGGGGCCTCCGCCGCCTCAAACGTCCGGCGCTGCGGGAGACGAACCTCACCGCGCTCATCCAGTGTGTCACCGGCGTTTCCGTTTCGATCCGGGAGAGTTCGTGCCGCTGCCAATCTGCGATCATGCAATCTTAATTCCTCTCAGTGCGTCAAGCTCTTTGCAAAACCGTTCGTGCTTGCATCCGGGGCAGTAGTCGGAGACTGGTTCGCCACAATGGTCTGCCGGCATTAGCCGGGGGTTGAGCTTTGCGTGCAGCGCACGCAATACCGGTCCGGCAGTTTCGGGCGGGTTGGAATAGGTCTCTTCGCTCATAAAA